CCTATGGGTATCCTCCCAGTACCCCTATGGGTATCCTCCCAGTACCCCTATGGGTATCCTCCCAGTACCCCTATGGGTATCCTCCCCGTAAGACTTAAATAAGAAAAAGCGCGCCGGGCGTCAGATTTCTTCGACGCCGACCGAGATTTCCTTCTCGTCAACGTCCGCGTCAACTCGAAGGACGTAATCCACCGCGTCGGCGCTCACGTTCTTCGAGGTGTTCGTTTTCACCTGAACCGTGACGCGCTCACCGTCGTTCGTGACGAGCGTGCGGTCGACCTTGCGCGATTCGTTCTTCGCCGCGCGGGCCGCCGTCTCGTGTTCCACGACCGTCGCGCCGAGTTCCTGCGCGAAGCGCCGGGCCGCCGTCTCTTCAACGACGCCCGCTTTCCAGCCGTGCTTCTCGACGTAAACGGAGACGAGGAAGTTTGCGACGAGCGCGTCCGCCGACCGAATCAGTTCGTTACCCTCGGACGCGAGCTTCTCCATCGTGTCCGTGACCATGTGTGCCACGCCGTCGACGTTTCCGTACACAGCGAGGTACTGCGCGGCCTTGTAGTTGCCCGAGGCGTGACCCTTCAGGTAGCGCGTGTTCTGGGCGAAGTGGTTGCCGCCGGCGTCGCCCGCCGTCGCAGCGTCGGGGCCGAACGGGTTCGCAGCTGGGGCGTCGGGTAGCTCAAGGGTGCCACGAACGGCAGTCTTCATCTGGTTGGCGGTGGTGGGCAGCTCGGCGGTCATGTCATCGTTCATCTGCATACGTCTACGTAGCGCCGCGATTGCCTTAAGTCTTGTGGCCGGCCTCACAGCAGGGAGCAAATCGCCAGACGGGGCGCTATTTTCGGCTTTTTTTATGAAAATTTAACCCGGTTTGCTGTGAGGTAAGGGCAGGCCACGAGAAAAAATATGTGGTATATATTGTGCAGTATAATGGGATTGTTAATGATTCTTCATGGGTCGAGGGTTGGGTTTGATTTTTCGGAGTTTGTTTTGCGCTCTATTTCTATCTCGGCTAATAGGCATCGAAGGCTTTATGTAGTATTAGCTCGTGTATTAGTATGAGGGGTGGGAGGGAGTAGAGTCTCTATCGTGAGAGTTTTAGTAGTATTATTACGAGTATCATTATGACGAGTATCATCTCTATCGCATAAGAGTCGAGCCTAATACAACGATTGTCTCTTATGAGTGGTTTGGTGATTGTATCAGTTTGTGTTGTTGATGCGAGCGCGCTCCTGTGTGGACCGAAAAGTTTTTATATGATGCGCTGCAAGTATAGTATATAATGCATACTGTTCGTTCAGCGCTCGACCCGTTCGATAGAAATAGTGGTAGTGGGTCTCGTAATTCGGCTGAGGATTGGCTTGATGGTGAGAGTATTTTTGGTAATGAGTGGGGTAGTCAGGCTGCGACGACGTTTGAGCCTGATGATACTGATGGGCAGGGGAATCCGATTCCGTCGCGCAAGCAACGGCATCTCCAGCGTTTGTATGAGCGCCAGAATGGGAAGGGCGACCCTGATAGGAAGGATACGATTCGGGCGAGCTATATTGAGAATGATGCTGAGATGTTTATGTCTGTGTTGGAGTTGCCGGAGCGCCAGCGTGAGACGGTTCGTGATATTCTGGCTGGGCTTGATATTTCTTCGAATAATTTTGGCGGTCGGTGCTATGAGAAGATTATTTTGACTGTGTGTTCGCTTGTTGCTGATGAGGCTCTGTCTAATCGGCGCGACCCTTCGGTTGAGGATAGGTTGTTTTTGAGTGATTCGTTCCAGCATTTGATGGAGGTGAATGAGATGTCTGGCTCGGAGCATCGGAGTATTCGTGTTGCGGTTCGGAAGAAGTCTGATTATTTTAAATAGTTTGACAATTGCTTACCGAATAGCCACCCCTATTTAAAGTATCGGCCTATCACTTATAAAAGAGCTGGTTCTCGCGCCTCTCGCCAGAGTAAGGGTACTTAAAAGGGCCGAGGCATATAGTATATAAATGACAGAGAAGAATCTATCGAGAGTGACTAACTATGCCAAATAAAGACCCCGACGACGAATGGTACTGTAACGCTCACATCAGAGAGCACCGCGTACCCGACGACTGGGACCAAGACGAAGGCTACTGCGCGAACAAAGCAGGTTTCCGAACAGACCACGTAGGAGACGGGCGCTGCTATCTCCACGGAGGTGCGAGCAAGACGCCGAACAAAGGAAACAATAATGCCGAAACGCACGGCCTCTACTCTGACCGACAAAACTACTATAAGCACCGCTCCGATAGCGAGAAGGCGTGGATTGATGCAGTTGTCGAATCCTTGCTCGACGACGCGCCGTTCGACGCTGACAATATGGCGAAGCTCCAGATGGTGCGAAATATCGCTATCGATATGCACAAACAGCAGCGAGCGAACGACTACATTGACGAAGTAGGTGTCGTCAATAAGGATAAGACTGTCGGCTACACTGACGACGGTCGGCCAATCAAGGAAGACGTGGAGAACGTCCTCAACGTAGCGTACGACCGACTGAATCGAACGATGACGCGCCAGATGAAAGAACTCGGGATTCTCGACGACCCAGAGAGCCAGAATGCTGAAGCGAAGCAGAATATAGCGAACGAGCTATCTGAGCTACGTAAAGAGCGAGACGACTCCTAGTATGATTGAGGACTTCTCCGGTGGCTACTATCGCACAGAGATGACGGTGCAGCCGTTAGAGCATGGTCCCGCTATCGAGCGAGGGCTGTATGACTTCATCAATAGAGAGTTCTATTATAAGACTGATGCGCCGATTACGATGCGCGTCGGCCTGAAGGAAGAGACGCACGTGCAGCCTTCGGCTGAGGGTGCGATGCCGACAGACGTGCTCGCGCTCCCTACAGAACTCTGCGATGAGATGAGCGTTCACCCTTCGGCTGAGAGTGTGAGCGTTTTCGTATTGAAGCCGGCGCACGCATACTTGTTTAGTCAGACGGAGAAGCTCGGAGAACAGTTCGTCGATTCTTCTAATATTTCTGACACGACCTTGGACGAGGAGGACCGCGAGTTCTTCAATCTAGGTGAGGACTAACTATGGTTGACGCAGCAAAACTACTCGACAGCCCAACGTACTTCGTAGAGCACTACTTGGGCGAGGAGCCGTTCGAATACCAGCAAGACTTTATGGACCACGACTCCAGCAGGAAAGCCTTCGTTTCAGGCCGCCGTGTTGGAAAAAGTAGAACTGCCTCGTGGCTCGCGCTCTGGAAAGCAATCACGTACGCTGGCGCAGAAGTGCTCGTTACGGCGAAAGCGCAGCGCCAGTCGATGGAATTATTCAACCAGATTCAGAGCGAGATGCGTAACTCGAAGATTCCAGAAGACCAATGGGGCGTGGTGCGTAGCACCAGAACGGAAATTAACTTTGACAATGGTTCGCGCATCCTCGCCCTCCCCGTAGGGCGCGACGGTTCGAACATTCGAGGATACGGGTCGAAGGATAATATGATTATCGTGGACGAGGCAGCTTTCATTAACGACGCCATCTTCCAAGAAGTCTTGTCGCCGATGATGGCTGTCGGTGGCGGTCAATTCATCCTACTGAGCACACCTTTCGGGAAGAAGGGCTTCCTCTACGAGCGATTCAACGACCCCGACTGGTATACGATGCAAGTACCGTCTTCGTCGAATCCGCTCATCGATGATGATTTCGTCGACGAGCAGCGCCAGAATCTAACGAGCACACAGTTCAAGCAAGAGATTCTCGGCCAGTTCGTCGAGAGCGCGGACTCGTTCTTCACGAGAGATGAGCTGATGGCGTGCGCACAGGAGTCAGTTGATAAGACTGGAGACGTGACGTTCCTCGGCGTAGACCTTGCCAGCACGGGTGGGGACGAATCCGTCTACGTCTGTATCGATGATGACGGTAACGTCTTCCATATTGAGCACACGACGGATAAGCCGATGACTGACGCGATGGGTCGAATCCGAGAGCTTGACTCGTATTATGGATTCAATAAGATTATGGTGGACAGTACGAGCCTCGGTCAAGGAACTGTCGACCAAGTGCAGGAAGACCTCGGGAAGAAGGTTGAGGGATTCAAGTTCACGAACGAGAAGAAGCAGAGTTTGTATAATACGTTGAAGAACGAGCTTCAGAACGAGAATCTGGCCTTCCCGTATATTCCGGGGAAGAACGATAAGGCTGGGAATAAGATGGTTAACCAGTGCCTTGAGTTAGAGTATTCGTACACGAGTGGTGGGAAGATGCGTATCGAGCATCCGCCGGGCGGTCACGACGACTTCTCTGATGCGCTGGCTCTCGCGGTGTGGTCGCGCTCGCAGAAGAAGTTTGCGCGCTCGGATAAGGGTTCGATGCAGCCTTTCACGCTCGGCTCACTCAGATAATAGAATTTATTTAATAATTATGACAAGAGTTAATATCAAGTCTGGCGACACGTTGAAGACAGACGATACAGAACCAGACCTCGTAGTACAGCTGATTAAAGAAAACGATAACCCGAAAGACTTATCAGGTAGCCCAACAGTAAACCTCTACCTTGCAGAATCAAACGAGCGAACGCTCGTCGTAGATGACGACACGAGCGGTAACGTAAGTATCTCTGATTCTGCGAGTGGAGAAGTATCGTACTCTTGGCAGGCTTCTGACACTTCCTCGCCCGGGACGTACGAGGGTGAGATAGAAGTCGACGAATCAGGCGACGTGAGCACGTACCCGAATCGCGGGACGTTCAGCGTACACATCGAGGAGGGACTCAACTAATATGAGTGACGATAACGACTCTCGATTCAGTCTCGAACGACTACGGGAAGGAATCCGCAAGCGCCGAGAAGATAGCTCTAGCGAGAGCGACGAAGAACTATCAGCAGATGCCGTCGTCAAATCGATGGACGGCAGCGATGCCGCAGACGTACGCAAACCCTTCCAGTTCGAGCAGCCTGACTATGACAGAACTGAAGCGCCGAAGGACGAGATGCGCAAGTATTGGCGTCAGTTCGAGACGACGCCAGTAATTCGCAAGCCTATCACGAGTTTTGCCAGCCGAGTTACGGAACCCGGCTACTTCATCGAGACGACAGAGCTAGAGGAAGAGCAAGTCGAGCAGCTCGGAGAATGGCTCGACCAAGCAGCTATCCTCGAAGGGCAGCCGGGGCGAGACTTCCGACTACTTGCACGGAAAGCAATTATCCAGCGAGAAGTGCGCGGCACGGCACTCATCGAAGTCGCGCCTGATAAGAGCGACGACGACCGCATCGCCGGATTGAAGCTCATCAACCCTGAGACGATGGAGGCCGTCACTCGACCGAACCAGTCTATCTTGATGGCTCCAGACGATATCGAGCGATACGAAGACGCGCCGCTCGCAGAATCAGGTGGTGCTGCTGCGTGGTTGCAGGACGTGCTCGAAACAGACCAAACGCACTTCGGTTCGCCGATTTCGGCGGATAGTGACACTGGCGATATGAAGATTGGCTTCCGTCGAGATGAAATCATCCCGCTCGCGCGAGACGCGGACGTGGGCGAAGTGTTTGGCACGTCTCGCATCGAAGCAGTATCTGACCGTATTGACGGAATCAAGCAGAAGCTCGCCGACAACGACGAAGCGATTGCTTCCAAAGCGTATCCGCTCTGGCTCTTTATGTTTGGGTCTGAGGAGGAGCCGTGGGATTCGCAAGACATCAATCAATTTATGCAAGCCCACGAGATGGAGAATTTCCACCCCGGTATGAAGCAAGGGGTTCGCGGTGACGTGAGCGTCGAGACCATCTCCGGCGAAGTGGCGGATATTGCGGAATATCTACAGTTCGACCTTCGCTGGATTATGAGCGCGATGCCGATGCCGATGTTCGTGCTCGGTTCGTTCGAGAGCGCTAGCGTCGGGCAAGTGGCTGGTGTCGCGCAACAGCAGGACGTTAATCGGCAGATTAAGGAGGCGCGCCGCGAGCTTGAAGAAGAGTTCACGCCAGTGCTTCGAGAAGTTGCGCGCCAGCAAGGTATCTCGGACGAGGCCGCGAAGAGCATCACGCTCAAGTTCGGGAAGCCGGGAGAGACAGACCTCGACATCGACCGAAACGAGCAAGTTATTCGATACATCTCTGGCTCGCAGGGTGGGCAGACGCAGAGTGGCTCGGACCAGCGAAACCAACAGCAGAGACAGGGTGAAGTTAACCCGAGTAACGCACCTGCCGAAGACGAGAAGACTGACGATGATGTTATCACTCGCGGTGAGACTCCGAGCAGTGTTGGGAATCCGACCCCTGACCAGCCAATTGCTGGTGTCTCGGAGGATGGGAATCCATACGTTGATATTAAGACTGGTGAAGCGCAGCAGTCAGAGGGCTTATATAACGTGTGGGAGACGACGCATTCGGCCGAGCAGCTATCGAACGAGGAAGATAGTAGTAAGCAGCAGATTGCTGAAATCGCCGACCAAGTTTTTCGGAACGCGAGAGATAGAACGCTCGACAAAGTAGAGGCTCGCTATGCGAGCACGCCGCGCTATGCGGTGGCTGAGTTCGAGAATATTGCGAACCGCGAGCTGAATCAAGCGGTGCGCGAGGCGTCTGTCTCTCGAACGTCGAAAGATATCTTATCGGGCGAGCTTGACCGAGTTGTGGAAGACCTCGGCGGAGAATCGAATCCGTTCACTGACGACCAGAACACGCGCTTCTTCGCGCAGAACGTCGAGCACGCGATTCGTGATGCGACTGAGGAGATGTTGCGTAAGGCTCGATTGCAGGTCCGGCGCGCTGTCGCAAACAACGAGAGTTGGGATGAGGCGCGGCGTCGCGTTGAGGAAGACTACAATGACGACTATTTGCGCGACCGAGCGAGCTTGATTGGTGAGATGGAAGTGAAGAATGCTGTCGAGTCGACGAAGCTCTCACAGTTCGAGCAGAGTGATGATATCGTTGGATTCAGAGTCGAAAATGAGACGGCTAGCACGCCGCTCACGAAAGAGTTGAGTGGGATGGAGGTAATGTTCGACGAGACGGAAGATATCGCTCAGGCGATGCGTGAGCGGGCTTCTTCGACGAAGCAAGGGTTCGACCCACTTCCGAAAGCTCCGCCGTTCCACTTCAACGATAATAGTACGCTCGAACCAATCTACAAATAAAAAGGCCGACGCATATAGTATTTAAGTGTGGCACCGATGACGCAAGCTGAGGCCAACAAACAACTAATGCTTGCAGAGGTCTGGCGGCACACCACGGTGACATAATTATGGCACAAGACGCAGACGGAAACTACTACTACGACGCAGGAACAGTTAACGAACAATTCGACGAGTTTGACTTCTACGAGGACGCTGACGGAAACCTCGGCCTCCTCAAGAACGGGAACGAGCTTCGCGTACACGAACTCGCACACCTCTTCGGAGGAGAGCGCGCTCACCCCGACACGGACGAACTCGCACAAGGTGAGAAGATGCTCTACGTCTCTGACGGGACTGGAGCGAACAGTACTTCTGGAGACGTTGTTATCGCGCAGAACAACGGCGGCTCCATCGAAGAAGCTGTTATTTCGCTGACGTTCAACGCAGTATAATAGCCTCACCACTCTGACCTAAGGAGAGCCTTTCTCCTCAGGTTAGAAAGGTGGTAACAGAGGTGCCCACCAAGTATGCCAGATATTACAGTAATTGACTTATCAGACGTAGAATTGCACGACGACTCTAGCAGTGGCCAGACTGAAGAGTTACAAGACTATCAGCTCGGCGAGATTGTCTCGACCGAGGACGGAGATGGTATCATTGCGGCGTTCGTCGAAGAAAACTTCGAGTTCCCGGTCGGCCAAAGCGAAGGCCAAATCGAGGAAGTTGAGGACGAAGAGTCGCCAGAGATGGAAGAAATCGAAGCATCCTCGGATAATCCTGTTTATATTGTCGCGTTACAGGATGGTGGCAGTACAGCTGTCACTGGTGACGAAATCGAAGGCGACGGCTCGCTCGAAGGAGAGGGTGCGGATATCGAAGAATGGCCGCCCGAAGAAGGGGCGGACGCAGAACTCTCGCCAGTATACGAGTACTGTGATGACCCGAGCGATATGGCGCAGCTCGAAGCAGCGAAGAAGAAATACATCCACGAGAACTATGCTTCCGAGCTAGCTGACTACGTTGAGGATAGTGACGCTTCTCTGGCGACACTCGAAGAACTCTCCTACGAGGAGCTGGTGAATATTCGTGGAGTTGACGACCCACACGTTGGCTTCGACGAGTTGCCGCCGGGCTGGACTCGTAAGAGTGTGCTTCAAGCGTGGGCATCTCTTGGCGGAATGTGGCGGACGTGCTATCCACGGATGATTCGAGTGCGCGGCCCCAACTTTGCAAAACGCTGGTGCGCGGCCTTGAAGGACGAGGTTCTTCGCACCGAGGAATGGCGCGGTAAGTTCTAAAATTTGATAGATTACAATGACACGAGAAGAACTTGATTCTGCATCGCAAGATGCAACGATTACAACTACGACGAATAGCACTCTGACTGTTAATACAGGACGCGGAGAAGATGTTGTTGTCCAAGTGGACAACGGCACGACTGGTGGCGACCCCGGCTCCTACGACTTGACGGTACGCTCCTATCACGGAGAAGTGAGCGACGTTATGGTGTTCGAGGAGATTACTGGCTCGACCGCACACAAACACTCGTTCGATGCGGTTGGTGAACAGATGGAGTTCGAGTTCAACAACCAGAGCGGGGCTGATGCCAATTACCGTATTGTGGTGAAGTCTCACCGCAATATGGACTAATGGCTCTCACAAATATACAAAATTCCCGGGAAGGAACTTACTATCCACTCCTCCCAATCCTTGTACTACATTATGAGGTCCCGGTATATAAATCTTTCGGTGGCTCGAACTCTCGCCACACACGTACACTATCTAATGAGAGTTTGGAGAAATAACAATGGTACAACGTGACCAAGTTCCAGAAGAAGTAAATGACATCGAGCTATGGAAGCTCATCAGGTCTGCCATCAATTATGAGGACCCGGCCTACGCCGAGACACCGTATGGTGCGACAAAAACAGCAGAGCTGAACGTCCAGTTCGCCATCGACCCATCGTTCGGTTTGAGCGAGGAGCGATACGGCTGGTACTCCGATGGTGTGTTCTTGGATGATACGAATATCACTGAGGCAAATGGCCGTCTCAGACTTGAGACAAATGCGGCTGATGGGGCGAGCGACGTTCGCCTCCGTTCTTCGTATCCGGGCCAGTACATCGCTCACACGATTTCGGAACCCGGCCTCGGGGCAGAGCTTGACCCGTCGAACATCGAGCGAGACGCCGACAATCTCGTCTCATTGACACACGGAGAAATCTCGCTCGAACTTGGGTCCATTGATACTGCGACTCAGACTGGTATCAAC